CGCCGTCATCTGAAGGAGCAACAAACGATTTCTCGTTTGCTGCGTTATCCTTCCGCTTAATTTCAAATCCAAATAAATCCATAATTTTATATCCTATTCTCGGTTCCCATTATTGGGACTGCCTTAGAAATTCTGGTAATGCTGATATTGGAAAGTAACAGTAAATTCCTCAATAATATCGTTCTGTGCATATTGTAATGCTACTTCTGACATATTAATTGGGAAAGCATCTTCTAGAACATAAGTTCCTTTAGTAATTGTACTTCCATTTCTATCTAAGTGATTAACAGTAATCTCTCCGTAATAATCTGAAGGATTAAGTATACCTGCATTAGTTTGCTTGTTGTTAATTCCTTCCATCCAAGCTTCGAATGCTTGTCTTAAAGATTGCTTACTGTCATTAATGATAGTAATTGTAAAAGGATCAAAAATCCTTTCACCCGCCATCTTTACTTCCCTACCTCTGTATTGAGTAATTACTGGGTTAACAGTAGAAGCTGGAATAGCCGCGCCACTTACTAGCAATCTAGCATCTGGTGTTGGCGTAGACGAACCTACCGCTGTTGGCCAAGCAAATAGAACCTCAAACTGATTGGGACGAGCACCGCCTCCAGATAGTTGTTGTTTAAAGTTTGATATTGACATTTGTTTCTCCTATATTCAATATTTATAAGTTACGCGCCGACTTCTTCAAATTCAACGCCTGTTCTTGTTGCTATAAAGTTGAGGGTTATAAAGTTAATACTTCTAGTAGGTTTGATAAAGATATCAGCTACGAACTGATTACTGTCAATAACCTGGCCAGTGTTGTTACTTTCATCACACACTATTTTAAAGTCGTGTATGCCTCTTCCGCCTTGAACATTTCTTAAGAAAGGTTTAACAATGTTTACAAATTGGTTTCTAGTAAACGCATCATTGAATTCAAACAATTGATATTTAGCTGAGGTTGCAATTGCTTTTTCTAAAACAATAAACAATCTTCTTACATTAATTCTATCAAAAGCACTAGGTTGTGAAAGTAATGTTTTGTCTCCAAACAATATAATTCCATTTCCTGGTGAATTTATGATTGGATTTACACCAATTTTATATAGGTTGTCTCTATTCGCTTTATTAGGACTCCAAGCTAATTTAACTGCGTTTCTAATTTGTCCACGGTTAAAGCCTGCTGGTGAGTACCAAGCCTCTCTGTCTAGATCTGTTGCTACACAAAGTCCTGCTGTATCTCCATTTAACGGTACCCAACGGTATACGTCGTTGTAACGGTCATACATATATTTCCAGTTGCTATCCATGAAACTGTAAGATGTAGCTGCTAACAAACCTTTGTCTGTAGTAATAGATGTTTCTTCACTACCTGCATTGTTTACACAAGATGCAAACTGTGGGGAGTGGAAAGAAATACAATCTTTTCTTACTTTAGCAATGTTGTCTTGGACAAATTTCTGATCAGTAGTACTGATAGAACCTGTAATAAGTAATGAAACATCAGTCTGTTCTGAATCTGCGAACAGGTTCCAAGATGTTTGTATATCACCTGAGTCAGGACTATCTGAAACTCCGCCTGTTAGTGAACAATAGCCTTCTGCTGTTGTAAATCCACTTGTATATGCAGTACCTGTTTTACCTGTACCCCATGTAGAGTCGCCTGCTGGATGGTCTGTCCAATAGATGTATTTTGATTGTGAGTTAATTACGTCTTTGTAGAATAATGAACCACCTTCTAATGCTTTAGCGTCCGATGCTTTAGACACGCTCTCGAATCTTTCAAGAACTGTACCAATTGTTCCTGAGAACAATCCGTCTTCGTCTACTACTACAATATGTAGTTGATCGTTTGAACCGCCAGCTTGTAAAACATCAATTGATGTTAAAGGTGCTTGATCAAATTCGTTTTTGTATGCCCAATCTGTAGCTAAGACTGCAGTAGCTGTTCCGCCTGTACCGCCTCCGCCTGTGATTGTTATAGCAGGAACAGCCTCGTATCCATTACCTGGATTAGTAATAGTGATTGCTGTAATAGCCCCACCACTTACTGTTGCTGTACCTGTAGCAGTAACACCTGCGCCTGGAGCTGCAAATGATACTGTAGGAGCACTAGTATAACCAGAACCTCCTGCTGATACAGTAACAGAAGCTACTGAATTAGTATCAAAGTTTGAGCTGTCAGCGAATGAAACTCTTAGACTGTTGCCTAAGGCTCCTGGGTATTTAGCTGCCCACATTCCATTGGAGCCTGCTCCAGTAGAATGGTTGTTGAAATAGTCATCGCTATTAGAAATAAGAACAGCTGTACCGCTTTGTACTGCGTTAGTTGCTGTTGTTGAATCTACTGATCTGACTACTTTTAAGTTGTTTCCATAAGCCAAGAATGACGCCGCTGTAAGGAAATCCTTAGCTGTTGTGTCATTAGGCTTTCCGAATCTAGCGACTAAGTCGTTCTCGGAACTAATTGTTGTGATCTCGTCTGCAGGTCCCCATGCGAAGTCACCAACAAAAGCACCCGTTGTGGTTGCTACTGAAGGGACTACACTAGTTAAATCTGTTTCTTTTACAAGAACACCTGGTGATAGCTGAAATGCCATGTTTTTCTCCTCGGTTTATATTATCTT